TCGACTCGCTTTGTAAGCTCGCGGTTCTGATAATAGAGTTCGCGCTCACGATCACTGAAGAACTCAGGCTCTTTTTCGGGCTCCGGCTCGGCTTCCTTGGGCTTACCTCCGGCATTGCGGATAGTGTCCAACAATTCCTGGTTTTGCTGTCGCAACTCTCTGCGGTCCTCTCGAAGTTCCGTTACAACGGTCCGCAGGGCCGTGACATCTCGCGGGAGATCGTCTTCGTCGGAGGGTTTGCCTTTGCCATCGCCCGTTTTGGTCTCCTCGGCGGCAGGAGGTTCGGCTTCGGGTTCCTCGTCATCATCGCCGGTCGGCGGCTCCGGCTCTATGTCCTCTTCTTCCTCTTCGGAATTGAGGTCATCGTTTAACGCCCGTTCTTCATCAGCCATATTTTCTCCCCGTGTTGCGTGTTTTGCCTGCGCAGGGGGAGTAAGCCCCCCTGCACAGACTGACCACAGCACACTCTTACGAAACCATACTAGATCACGATTTTAGATGTTGGCAATAGCCTAGAGTTTATTTTTTTGCTGTATCTCAATGAGTTTTAGAGCCGTCTCGCGTTGCGCCTGGGCATCTTCACGCGCAACTTGCCCTTCCTGTTGGGCTTGCGTTGCTACGAGCATCTCTTGTTCCTGCACCTGTTTCGCCTGCTGTATTCGCTGGACTTCCTCCGGCGTCGGGTCCGGCGGAACGAGAGCATTCACACGATGCTCCTCGAACGTCTTGGCGACCATCCTCAAAGCAGCCTTGATGTTCACTATTGGCTGACCCGTCACCGGATCGGGCATCTGCGCAAACTTCTCCAGAACACTCAACAGTTCGATCTTTAGCTTCTGGTCGATTATCTTGTTCTTGGGTTGGCTCGATGAGGCGTTGACCTTGATCGCATACTGGGTGCCCACCGGCAGCAGTTCAGCCTTATCGTCGATGCCGCGCAACTCGGTATTGCGCATCGAGCCCCACGCCTTGTGACCGCCCTCCGTGTTGTGTTGATACGCACGGGAGCGGTCGCCGAATATCTGCAACAGGACCAGTGTACACATCAGCAGGTCTTCACGGAACTCGCGGTAGCGCCGGGCATCGCCGGACGTCCGCGCACCGCCCATCTGCTGGAGCGCCAGCGATTCAGTCGCGGTCATATCTTTTTGAGGTGTGATCGCCTCACTGAACTCGCTAACACCCAACTGCCGGCCTATCTCTATCGGAATCGACTGCAGGCTCGCGTATAGGTCCGTCGGAATTGGCTGATGCGGGAACGGCACGATCTGATCTTTCAAGGGTGCATCCACGGGAATCAACGCGCCATCCACACCGCGTTCGATTCGTTCGATCATTTTCTGGTCGATGGAGTCCTTTGGGTAAAGATATTGCCGCGTTGACTTGCGCCGCATCTCATTGAGGGTGTCCCAGCTTTCGTCATACGCGAGCTGGAGATCGGCCACCTGTTCGATGGGACTGTCCGGGTAGAACGAGTCATTATCGTTTTCCATACCGGGTATGATACGGAACGGGAACGGGTTCACCGAGAAACTGAGGAACGCGGGATTGCCATTCTCGTCGAGATATTCGCACTCCTTGGCGAGCAGGGGCTTGTCGTGCTCATCGCACATCACGATATGAAGGAACTCCTCGATACCGTCGTCGTCCACGTCGAACCAGACATAGCCATCAAAAAGGCGATTCATCGCCTGGTCCGTCTTGACGCTGGCGGTGCCTGATGTCACAATGTCACGTTCGGTGTCGCGGACGCTGTAGACGGTTCCCTGAAGCTCCTTGGTGTTGTCGTAGAGTTTATCCGCTTTTACCCTGGACGTGTATTCGTAACGACGACGGAAGGCGAAGCGGGCATCGTGGAGGTCCGGGCTGGTGCAGTTGGGATCCACAATGAGGTCGCGCGGGCAGAAGCGGTCGATGAACGGGTCATCGGCGACCGGCTTCCCCCACACCTGTTGATCTTCCTCGTGCTGCGCGTGTTTGGCGGCAGCTTCAGCCTGCGCCTCGGTCTCGTATATCTCGGCGCCTGGCGGGAGCATCGTCTGGCCGGCCATGATCGCCACCGCATCAGGCGCAACGACCGGCTCGCCACGCGCGCCGATCAGTCGTTCGTCTCCGCGTTGCCAGCGCCAACCTACCTCAACATTACCAAGGCCATATACGTCAGAATCCCAACGCGCGCGCCGGACTACGGTATCCCATTTGTTTGCGTGCCAGGTAGTGTAAAGGAGCGCGGCCACATCGTCTTCGGTTTCATCGAACCGCTCATCGCGCGACTCGCAGAATATCTCCGTCTCGCCTTCGCTCAGAGTATCATGTTTTGAACGGAGCTTGGGCAGGATTTGATTGGATGAACGCCGCGGCGCCGTCTCGTATAATCGCATGTAGTGCCAATACCGACCCTGCAGGAGCGCAAGCCAACGGGCCGGGTTATCCTTGAACCCCTCGTAGCCCTCACATGCCCAAACCAACGATTGATACTCGATACCGGACGCGATTCGCGCTTTGATGACGAGGCATTGCGCCTCGGTTAGTTTGATCTCTTTGATATCAGTCATCAGAACCACCCCGGTTTCGAGGCCGGACGCACGCCTTCGCGCCCCCATGTCCGTGCCTGTGTTTTGTCGGTCGGGGTGACGGGCTCGAAGCCCGCGCGGAATCCCTCGGGGATGATGATATTGGTGGATGGCTCGAATACGCGCTCCAGTAGCTCCGCACAGTCGTTGCATAGCTGGCTGTCGCGTTGCTGCATGGGCACGTTACGTTCGGTCGGCCCGTGCCTGGGGCAGCGATAAGTATAAGTCGGCATCATAGCTCCTAACCGAGTGTGCTGCGGTTTGAGAGCTATCTATTTAACAATCACTTGCGCCGGTAGAGGATGCAGTCACTGACGGGCACTGCCTTTTGCCCGAACTCCAACCATACCGTCCCTGGATGCACTGTTCGACCGGGATCTACGACACCAAGAGCACGACTTGAGATATGTATTACCTCGTCCCCCTCACACAATGGCGTCCCGTTCCGGTCTAAGCACAACCGAGTATTCCAACATCGGTTCCGTTCCTCCCATACCATCTTCGGAATAGGTCTGTCGTTACCGTCCAGAACGGTTTCCTCCGGGACCTCGAACAAGCGACACTCATTGATAAGTCCGTCCATGTTGCGCAAGCCAATGGCGATCTGCCGGTCTGCCCTTTCCATCCGTTCGGTCATTTCCTTGGTATGCGCGGCTGTCTCTTGCCGGATGCGCTCGCCTACATCATTCAAGACAGACCCCGATTCGGATACAAGGTCTATGTCGTCCAGTCGCTGTTCGTGGACGTTCAGAACGCTCCAGATAACAGCAGAACGCGACTCGGATTGTCTCTCCAACGCCTCAAGGCGCTTCCTGATGTCGGTATCTGCCCAACCATCTATAGTCCTTACCAACAAGTCTATCAGTTGACTATCCGTTAGTGGCTTTGGTCGAGCCTCCAATCGCTCAAGGCGCTTCTCTACAGTCTCTTTAGCCATTTCGATACCCCTTTCGTATTCTATCTAACCCTGCCTTTGCGAGCTTGCAACATCCCCTCCGCCGAATCGAACGGCGCCGGGACGGATTTCGGCAGTTGCGGCCGTAACCTCGACATCAACATGTAGCGTATGGCCTCTGAATTAGATACAACAATACCACCTTGGACACTGTAGGCATGTCCGTTTCGAACTGTAAGGGAGTAGACATCCTCTATCCCGGTCAACTCAATACTTTTTACGTGCACGTCTCATCTCCCAGGCGCACCGCCTAGAACAACATTCCGACTGTTGGTATAAGTTGGTGAAGAACTCCGCCCCACAGGCGGGGCACACTTTCAAAATCCTGTCCTTGCCTTCGCTGCGCCTGCTTGCGGCCTTGCAATTATTGGAACAAAACCTCGCTTGGCCTATCTTGGCATGGACGGTGAAAAACAAAACGCCGCAGAACTCGCAACACTTCTCGACACGGGTTAACCATCCGTCCTTGACGATATCATACGCCTTACGACCCAACTCCTTGCCTGCCTCGGTTCTATGCCAGTCTACCGCCGCCTGGCGAGCGAATGAATTGAGATTATGAATGCTTTGGGTCTTACGTTCTTCGGTACTTGTGTGGTTGCTAACGTGGACACAACCAACCAGCAAGACCAAATTACCTATATGGTTGTTCACCCTATCGCCATCCTTGTGGTGGACATGGGAGCCGGCGGGAATTGCAGCGTTGTGCTTCTCCCACACCACCCGGTGCAAGCGTCTACCCTTGTGCTGAAAATAGAGGCCACACAGGTAGAAGCGTTCACCATCAAACTCTTGTATTGTCTCTGAGATCACTATTACTTCCATAAGACAAACCTCCCATCAGAGTATATCTTATTGTATCAGTTGATCTCCTTGCAGTCAAGTAGTTCGTCGCCAGGGCGTAGGTCTTTTAGTTTCCGCCAATTGCCGTCAGTTAGCATTATGCGGTGATCCGCCGTTGCCGTCAGCTTGCGGCCATCATCGGTGATTAGCGTATAGACCGGCTGCGCCGTCCTTGTCAGGCGCGGGCTGTGATACTCCTGCAACCCACTTGGAGTTCTTACCAGACCTTGTGTCCCAATCAATTCGCGTATGGGCACTTGTCCATTTGCGGTATCTACGAGGGTAGACCCGATCAAACAAGCATGGTCCTCGCCCCTGCCGTCCATATCCTCCGCGTGCGTCTCATCGAAAATCATTGTCGGAGCTGTGCGCCAGAAATGGGGGCAGTTGTCCAGGTGGATATGTAAACGACCCCGCGTTATCCACTGCTTCATATAGCGCCAGCCCTCGATCCGGTTATTGTCAGCGGGGATAACGGGTAGGTTAAACCCACCATGCTCGGCGGCTGCTGAGTTGAATATCTCTGCGCCTACTACGCCCGTGCCTTTACTTGTGGCGAATATATCGGGAGGAGCCACGGTGTATATGATCTGCTCCGGGTTGCCGTCTGGGTCCACACTCAGGTCGTGGATCTGATGCTTGAGTGCGAGATACTGCATCCCCGCCCCGTAAAGCTCGCGGTATACCCAGACCTCACGCACCTCGTCTATCACTGCCCAATAGACTGCGGAGGGTGCCGCTTCGCCATAGTCGAATGCTCGGAAGATACGACCTGCCGGCCAATCGCCGGTAAACCCATGCGTATCGCGCCGCAGATTGGCAAAGAACTGACCCTGGAACACATCCCAATCGCCCCAGCGCCAAGCTCGCGCCAGGTCGGGGGGAAGTGTCTCAAGCATATCCCAGTAATCAGGCGTAAGGTGCGGATTATCATCCGGCAGCGCCTTGACGAACGTGAACCTGTCAGCTATTCGTTGCATCTCTGCCGGGAACTGGTGATCTATCCATAGAGCTCGTACCCAGCCATGCCCTATCGAACCAGGGTTCGTTGCGCCCACAAAGTTCGGCCGCTCTATGCCGGGCCACCGCAACGATCCCCGCAGGATGTCGAACGTGCTCTGCATGTTCTTCGTAAGCTCGTCCACAAGAATAAACGCAAACTCGGAACTCTGATATTTGGAAGGATCGTCCAGGTTGCGGAGTTTGAGTATCCCGTTGCCATACGCGGGCGGGAGGTGAAACGCTAACCCAAACTCTTTCGAGTCACGCAAAGAACCAAGCCAGCCCGGAAACTCAGTACTGATCTTGCCGATCTGCCGGTCCTTTAATGATGGGTAGTCCTCACAAAACAACCCACCCTCAGCACCGCGTATACCCACCTTAGCCAGCTTCAGCAGCTTCTTGATACCATACCAGCGCAGAAAGTAGCTCTTGCCTGGCCCCCGGGAGCCACCATACAACGTATACTGGTAACTCTCAGCAGCCGCCTCCGCCTCACACTGCCGATCCGTGAAATTGCACAAACTATCGAATGATATACGTTCACCAATAGTTGTCATTAGTCTACCAGTAGGATGGGAATAGTGATCTCACCATCCACAACCTGCGTCGCCTTGCCGTACGCGTACCCGGCCATCAGGTCTATAATCTGCACTTGCACACGCTCGGGCAGTTTGTTGAATCGCTTCAGCATCGCGCGCAGTTTCACCGGGCAATGCTTACGGCACAACGCCTTGAACTCGGGATCCATCACGGGCCGCCCAGGTGATACGGGCGCGCCACCCTTTGCCCAACGTCCATTATCGTCACGCTTTACCTGCGCATTGTTCGGCTGTTCGGTAGCCATATCTCTCATACTCTCTCAGAATCGCGCCACGGTATGATATTAGATCAAGGAATCAGAAGTTGGCAAGGGGGTATTTTATAATCAATCGCCCGGTGTGGCCCAGTCGGTACTCCCTACCGCGGCCATCCGTCACATAGGGTTGCGCGTGTTCGTCGACGCGCGGATGCAGGACGAGATCGGTTCCGATTCGCCGGTCTTGCCGCAACTTCGGACCGGCACGCAGGGCGACCATCAGCGCGGCTTTTATATCGTTTCGCCGGCGCTCCTCAGCTCGTGTGTACGTTGGCATTCCGGGCTTCCTCCTCAATATCTCCGCCGCCTCGTCAAAGTCTGACGGCTTCCAGACGTAGACCTCGTGTCCACAGGTCCGCAAGCGTTCTATCCAAGCCGCCTGCCTTGGTGATAATTTCCCATTCTCGGCCTTCAGTTCGGCGAATATACTCCGCCCGTTCGGGTGTGTTAAGTGCCAATCCGGGTATCCCGGCTCCGACCCGAGACTGTGCAATGTATGATAAGCCAGGTCATAGCCGAGCGTGCGGAACAACTGCCGGAACTGCGCTGACCACGCCTTTTCGGTAATCTTTGGCAACGTCATGCTCCGGCCTAGATCAAGAGACATCGGCTATCGCCTCCCCTACTCTGTCCATAATGCTGTCTGCGATCTTCTTCGCCTCAGCACATTCCTTGCCATTACGGCCATACGAAGCGTAGCCGCATGTGTCGCACAGGTGGGGCTTCGGGCCGTGCACTCTTTCAGACCCAGCCGCGCAGGAATGGCATATCAGCCCTATGCCACAATCAAGCAGGTGGGCAGGTATATTCTTGATAGGGTTTCCGCATTTGCAGAGCATCTCTTTACCTCACCGTTCCTACAGCATCTTCAGAGCTTGCACCAGTGGGTTTGCAGCCCTGGCAATCAGATCGTCTCCGGTTATAATCAGACCTCGAAGTCGAACAAACTCGTCCGGGT